AAAGAAAGGAAGTAATGGAGCTGATCGGGAGCGTGATCGCCCCGATCGTGGCATCAGTAGCTGCAGCTTTCGTATTCTGGTGGCTGACAATGTACAGTGTACTGTGTGAGAGAGACGTAGCCGGAACGGTCATTGTTGTATGGTGTGCGGTGGTGATCCGCATCATGCTGTGGGAAGAAAAGAAAGGAGAAGAGGAGAAATGATCGGAGTGAGCACGGAACGCAATCCAGCGGGTATTAAACTGATGAGACGAGCAGGTTTGAACCCTGCACAGTACATAGTAATAACAAACAAAGAAACATATCTGGATGCTATGAACTGGAAGACAGGGGAAACCGTGAGGATCAGCAAGGCAGATGCGAGCATCATGTAGATTGACAATAAAAAAATGACACACCTCATTCCGAGATGTGCCAAAAGTCCGATGCCATGCATACGAACCACAACCATGGATAGTATAGCATGGCAGCAGACGACATTCAAGGCATTTGCCTTATTTTTTTAACACCGCAGGCGGTATTTATCGGGCTTGTAATAGATATTAACAATTCAGGGAAAAGGGAACCATGCTATGAAGAGAAAGAAACGAGGGATGCGTCCATTAGAGTATGACTATGAAGCAGCATATCAGAACAGTATAGAGATGCTGGACGAGTACTTCCTGGAGCAGATCGCAAAGCAGAACCGGAAAGGGTTGTATGCGTGTAAGGAGATCTATTCCGGAGGGCAGCTGGAGATTGAACTGTATCCGGAGTTCTTCCGGAAAGAGGATATACCAGAGGCTGGAAGGAAAAAACGCAACAAGAAAGCCCAGGACAACCTGAATGACAAAAACGCAAGGAAGTATCTGGAGCGTCTGATCAATGCCAATTTCCATACAAGTGATATATGGGCAACGCTTGTATACCGGAGCGGGCAGGAGCCGCAGAGCATGGAAGAAGCCATGCGGAACATGCGAAATTACATAGACAGGCTCAACTACCGCCGAAGAAAGATGGGACTGCCGAATGTGAAATACATCTATGTGACCGAGTACGATCCACACGCAAAGATCCGCTGGCACCATCACATAATCATGGATGGTCTTCTGGATCGGGATACCGTCGAGAAGATCTGGAAGCATGGGGAACGTAATCAGGTTCGCCGCTTAGAGTATGACAAGGACGGGCTTTCTGGAATGGCGAACTATGTGACCAAGGCACCGGAAGGAAAGAAACGATGGGCGAGCAGTAAAGGACTGAAAAAGCCGATCGAGAAGAAAGTCCATAATAAACCGACCGCACCGAAACGGTACCGGAAAGTGGGAACATTTGTTCATGGGATGGTCAAAAACAGAGACAGTATAGAAGAAACAGTGAAAATCTGGCATCCGGACTATGAATACACTCGGTCAGAAGTGTATTTCAATGATTTTAATGGATTGTTCTACATATATATCCGGATGTGCAGACGTGAATAAAGACACGATAAGATAGGTGAATAACCCATGAAAATAATAAACAAAGACAAAAAATGTGGACAGTGTGCATAAAATGTGTACAATTATCGAGAATATTGGTAAAAATGCGATAAAATAGAGTCCACAGAAAGGAGAAAACAGTGGAAGAACAGAAAGAACACGTAAAAGCATATATAAAAGTTACCGGTCACAAATATGCCTGGATGCTGGAATGTGGAGGGGGACGGCTTTATGGCGATGGAGAAGGCAGCAGTTGCAGCGTAAATCGGAAGCTGACAGCAATAGAAGCTCTGGCAGACATGTTGGGACATATGAAACGAGGCGTGATGTTTGACCTGAAGATCAATGAAATAAACATTGCCAATTATATTAACCGGGGTTTCCTGGGCAAGTGGAAGCAGAACGGATGGAAAACTGTAGGAGGTGCACGCGTGAAATACGCAGAAGAATGGAAAAAAGTGCGTTTTGAACCGCATGCATTCAGAGCAGAATATGTTCATGATTTGGAGATACCGGCATGAGCGGCGAGTGGGACGGCTTTTTGCTACCGAAAAACGGCAGGAAGAAAAAGCGGAAAAAACATGGCAGAAGCATCATGCAGGCAGGGAAATACTGCTATCTGTGTGCCAGATTCTACGGAGACTATGGGCGAAAGCCTGTGCAGAAGCACCACATAGTCTTCGGGAGGGGAAACAGGCAGATATCAGAGGAGCTGGGATTGACCGTCTACCTGTGTGACCAGCACCATGAACACGGACCAGACGCAGTGCACGTGAACCATGAAATGGCACGAATTTTGCAGGCAGACGCTCAGGAAACGTATGAACAGACACATACCAGGGAGGAGTGGATGGAGCGAATTGGGCGGAATTACAAACCATAAATGGCAGAAACAGTTCGGGGAGCAGTGGGGCATCCTGCATAATCGATACGGAATGCGGGATCTGCTGAGAGAATGGCCGGAGACAACGGCAAAAGTGATGAAAGCATTGAAGAGAAAGGAAGGCAAACAGAATGAACAAAGTAATCTTGATGGGAAGATTAACCAGAGACCCGGATATCCGACATTCTGCTGGCGAGAACAGTACAGCAGTTGCACGTTATACACTGGCAGTGGATCGCAGATACAAGCGTGATGGCGAGGCAGGTGCTGATTTTATCAGCTGTGTGGCGTTCGGACGCAGTGCAGAGTTTGCCCAGAAGTATTTCCGCCAGGGGCTGAAAGTAGTCGTCACAGGTCGTATCCAGACCGGAAGCTATACCAACCGAGATGGCAACAAGGTCTATACAACAGACGTGGTGGTAGAAGACCAGGAATTTGCGGAAAGCAAAGCGGCAGCAGGACAGGGAGAAAACAGCAGATCTGAGCAGAAACCAGAGCCACAAGTGGATGCAAATGGATTTATGAACATCCCGGATGGTATTGACGAAGAACTGCCGTTCGCATAGAAAATGGTGTCTGGTTTGAAGCAGAGAGAAAGGAAGAAATTATTATGATGTTCACAAAATTTGGCGAAATGAACTCCTACAAGGAGATCAATGAACTGGCGGAAAACCTGTTCAACGAGGGCGATATCAAAAGCCTGAAAGAAATGGCTAAAGAAAATGGGATTCCGGAAGATATGACAGAAATGTACCTGCAGGGCGAAATCCCACAGCTCTGCGAGGCAATGGATGCGGCACTGGGCAAGATCGATGTCGAGGTCAGAGAGCTGAAGCCGCAGGAGATCATGCTGGACTGGGTGGAATACCTGAGAGGCCAGTGTATGGAAAATGAGATGCTTGCGTTCCAGGTACGAAAAAAGGGCAAGAGCCTGGCGGGATGCATCGGGACATTACTGCAATGGTCCTATGCTACCAGAGTAACTGTACACAAGGATGTGGCGAAAGCAGCAGGCATCGGAGGAAACTATAAGCTTGGTATGTGTCCAGGGATGGCAACCGCAAAGAAACTGATCACAGAGTACTATATGGGAAAGTAGGCGGCAGAAATGAAAAAGAAAGCTATCGAAAAAATCCCATATCTGGGGTTGAAGAAGATCAGCAGAAAGCAGGATGTGAAATATATCGGGGTAACGGCGGTCAAGACCGTGGGGCACGAAAAGCATCTGTTCCTGGAAATGTATCGAAACGAAAAAGCATCAATGGATATTCCAGCCGTACGGATTGTGCTGGCAAAGAAAGATTTCGGCACTTATTACCCACAAAAAGCCGCATGGACCAGAGAGAAGATTGCAAAGGACTATTATTACGGTTCAACACTGGTCTGGAATCAGGAAGAAGGAAGGGCAGAGCGAAACAGCAGGGCAAAAGCCAATATCCTTGCCACCGAAGAAGATATGCAACGTATCGAAAAATTCTGTGGGGAAAATGAATGGTATAAAAGCGAATGGTGGGAGTACATATACTGGTTTCAGAGTTCCATCGCAATAGAAGAACGAAGAAAAGCAGAAAACAGAAAGTATGAAAAACGGCAGCAGGCGTTGAAAGACCGCCAGGAGCACACACCGGAACTTCCGGAAGCGGAGATCCTGGAGATGGCAGACAGGCTCTATTTACACCAAAAACCTTTCCTGTACTATAAAAAACGCGGCTGCCGGGTGCGGATCGCCTGTACCAAATGCGGAGGTGTGACAGAAGCGAGATGGAAAGGCGGAATAAGCTACGAGAGCCAGTACCAGAAATGGGTGGACCCACCGAAAGAGGGTGGTATTGCACCATGCCCGATGTGTGGGGAGACTGGTGAGTACAAATGCCAGGGCAAAGTAAAAGGTATGCATA